ACACAAATCTCCCTTTTATAATGTGTAAATTTGAAAAGATTTATTCAAGTTAACACTTTATAAAGTATGAACATTTACGAACAAATTTTGGCAGGACTCAGAACCAAATTCCAAGGGGCTGATGATGCCACCCTTCAGCGTATGGCAAGCAAGAAAGCTGAAGGAGTAACGGACGAGAGCAAGGTAAACTCTATCGTTGAGGGTATCTCCTTTCAAGACGTTCTAACAAGTTATGGCGACTATCGGGCTGATGGTGCGCAGAAAACCGCAGTTGCAAACTACGAGAAGAAGCACAACATCAAGGACGGAAAGCCAATCGAGGAACCAAAGCCACAAGACCCATTACCAACACCGACTCCACAATCAAATCCAACGGAACAAGTGCCAGCGTGGGCGCAAAGTCTTATTGACTCTAATAAGACATTGAGCGAGAAGTTAGCAGCAATGGACGCAAAGACAAAGGCGGACGAACGCAACCAACAGATTGCAGCAGTGGCAAAGTCATTCGGTATCCCTGAATATGTCTATAAAGGAAAGCAAATCGCTGATGATGTAGACCTTAATCAGTACTTCACCGATGTGAAGCAGGAGATGCAGAATGGTGGATTCCAGTTCGCAAAGTCTCCCGAAGAGGGAAATCACGAACACAAAAGCGAGATTAGTTCCATTGCTGAACAAATCAACAAGGGGACACAAGAGATTGTAGAACAAAACAAAAAGTAATTTATGGCAGGATTTAAGTACAATTTGCCACCTAAGGAAGAGCAGGAAGAGCGTTATGACGTCTCTACTGGTCTTCGTCGTCGTGGCAACTACGTCCTTGATGTCGCAGGATTGGCAGTAGGCAGCTATGTGCCTTCATTCACTCCTATTGCAGCCGACCTCAAGGCAAAGACCGCAAAGATTGTGGTTAATGTTCTCGTAAAGGAGAATGTTGGTGCAACTGACACCAAGGTGAAGATTGCTAAGGGTTCATACGTGGTTATGGGAACTATCCTCGGCAATGGCACTAAGGGCGCAACAGTTAACGCCATTGACAAGTCAAAGGCTGAATATGACGAACTCACACTCAGTGCAGCTATGGGTGCATTGAAGACTGGTGATGTGTTGTTTGAGGCTAAGGCAGCAGATGGCACTACCCCTAAGAACGTCGCTAACTCCGCACTTTATGAAACGCATAAGGTTGTCGAGGGTATTAATAGCGTGGCACTCTTGCAGCGTGCATTTGAGATTGAACCAGAGAAGTTGGTAACTCCTTTCTCCGCAAAGGACAAGGCTAACCTCCCTCACTTCCAGTTTAACGAGTAAAAGAAAGGGCACAGAATTATGATATTGACTATTCAATCATTATTTAACGAGCCTGCTATTGTAGGTGCAGTTATCAATCGTGTCCTTCAAACTCGTAAGGACGCTATCTATTGGCAGGAGTTCCTCGACTGGCGTAAGACCACTACACGAGTATTCAAGGACTATATCGGTTCTGTTCGTGGTGTGATGGCAGGTTCTGTCAACTCGCAATTTGGCGAAAAGCCAATCCGTGAACGTGCCAATATGGGCAGCGGAGTTGGTGAGATTGCTTATCTTGGTGACCGCTATCAGATGAGTGTAGACCGCCTATCAGAGTTGCAGGACTTGCTTGATAAGTACAACGAGGCGAACGCTGCTGGACAAGTGTCAGCACTTAACGACATCATTAGCTTTATTTACGATGATTATCGTCAGGTGATGCTTGCTGCTCACAAGCGTATGGATTTGGTTGTTGGCGACCTCCTTATGACGGGTAAGGCTTCTGTCCGTAATAAGGACAAAGCGCAGTCAGAACAGAACGCTACCGAGTTCCTCAACATCGAACTTCCTATGAACGCTATCGAGTTGCAGGATAGTGACGTTATAGACGGCGCAAAGAAGAAGATGGTAACTTACCTCATGAACAAACTTAACGAGCTTGCTCCTGACTTCGGTAAGTACTCAAAGATGATTATGAGCCGTGGCACATTCATGAAGCACATCATCGGTTCTTCTGAGTTCGGTGAGATGTTCAAGATGCAGCTTGGCTCTAATCAGATGTATCTTTCTACGGGTCTTGTAACGTCTGCTCTTGCTTCTGACCTCTTCACGGGTATTGGTCTCCCTGCTATCGAAATCAAGGATGACTACGTGAAGGAGCAGAACGGCAAGAACGTACAGGTTTATGCAGATGGTCATATCACACTCCTCCCACAGGATAAGGTTGGCTATATGCGCTACCACACGCCGTATGAGCAGACCGACCCAGTGCCAGGCATGACCTATACTCCTACTGGTGATGGTGATATGCTTGTGGCTGCTAATCGTGACCACAACGGACGTTACTTAGAGTACACCGCTGAGTGGATTCCACAGATTGCAGACCCAACTCTCATTACCACACTTGACCTTACTAAGTTGACAAAATGAACGTAAGGGACTACATATCAAGCAAGTTTCAGTCCTTCGGCATACAAGTGTCGGAGGCTGACTTGTTGGATATGTCTCTCAATGCACGTGTGAATATAGATGACGATGTAGATGCAGATGTAATTGATAATATCTCTGTTGCTATTGCCCAATTTATTCCATCCCTTTTGCTTCGTCCTACTTCTATCAATGAGAGCGGTTTCTCTATGTCGTGGAACACTCAAGGCGTAAAGGACTATTACTCTCTCCTTTGTAAGAAGTACGGATTAAAGGACGAACTCAACGACAATAAGCCAAAGATACGCATCTTATGATATTCGCACCACACATATTGCAGGTTAAAAGGGTAACACCACTCCAAGAGGACGAATACGGACACCCAATCCCTAACACGGGAGGTGAAGAGTGGGTAACACTCTGTAAGTGCCGTTGTGATGACAACACCACAAAAGAGTTTAACTCTCCTAATGGTGATGTTTACAGACCTAATTTTCACGTAGTATGTGAGATGAATGTGGATATTAAAGCAGGTACAGAGGTAAGATGTCTTGAGGGGGAAAGCGTACGAGGAGAAGGCAAGGTTTACATTGTAAAGAATGCTAACTATTTCAATAATTCTGAATTATGGTTATAGATAGTGATTTCTCCGATGTAGACCAGTTCTTTGATGCTTTAGAGTGGGAAGTTCAGAAAGGTATGATAGACGTTGGCGATGCGGCTGGTAAGGACGCAGAAGAAAGCGGAACATACCAAGACCACACACTCACTTTGAGAACGTCCAACACATTCGATGTAGACAAGGACGGATTGACATTAGAGAACACCGCTCCTTACGCATCATATGTCGAGGCAAAGGGATTTGTAGTACTGAGTGACCCTGCATTGAGAGCAGAGAAGAAACTAAAAGAAATGTTTGAATGATAGTAACTACCGACATAGCAGATATTCTCTACCGAGATTGCAAGGCGTTTGGGATAGATATAGTTCCTTTCGGCAAGACCATTATGGGCGAACTGAAAGACGAACGCATTACTATCCATGTAAAAGGACAGACCCCGAGCAAGTATTGGGAGAAGTGTTTTGTTGAAGTCAATTTATGTGTGCCTGACTTAGGGGTGAACATTGCCAATACACTTCGGTTAAAGGAATTGGAGCGAAAGGCAAAAGAACTCTTCAAAAGCGTAACGGGCCAGTTTGACGGAACAAGGTACAACTATGAGATAGATACTATCCACATTGAAGCGGACACTGCTTTGAAGTGCCATTTTGTTAATTGTAGAATATTGTTTAACGCATTAAACGTAAAGTAAATATGGGAAAAATTTCAGCTGTCGGCATTAAGAAGATTTTTTATGCTGACATTTCTGTAATCAGCAACGACCTCACCGCAGCAACTGCAAGTACAATCATCAAGGCTGCTAAGATGGCTAAGAATGAGGTGCTGAACGTGCATGGTGAAACATGGAACATTGAAGAGAGCGAGGCTTCTGTTACTCCATACAAGAATCAGCTCACGGGTCAAGCATATCGCTATGACACCACTCAAGGAGAGATTACCCCTCAGTTCTCAATCGGTCAGTACGACTATGCTGCCAAAGCTGCTCTTATGGGCGGTGAGTTAATCAAGAAGGGCGGTACGGGCGCTGACAAGGATAACATTGTTGGTTGGAAGCGATCTACTGGCAAGGTTGTCATCAAGAAGGCTCTGTTCTGTCTGACTGAGGACGATGTATGGTTCATCTTCCCTAACTGTCAGATTGTAGCACGTGAGGCGAACACCGACAAGGCTATCGCTATTGCTGTCAAGGGTCTTGTTCAGGCTCCTACGGCTGATGGTGTGTCACCAGAGTATAACTTTGACGAGTCAGAGGTAAAGGCTTTGGCATAAGGTAAAGTTTCAGGATAACATCGGGGTGGAACGTGGCGAAAGACCACCTCCACCCTTTTTTATTTTCATTATGAGTAAAGCAAGTAAATTAGTATCAGATGCAATCTTAGGCAATGACTATGCGATTGTATATGTGAATAATCAAGCATACGCTATCCAACCTCCTACGATTAAGCGGTTGGCAGGTGCAATTTCGTGTATCAGTGAAATAAATCTATCAGAGGGTAGCTCAATAAAAGAGATGCTCCTATCTGCAAAGGATAGTGAAGCATACGCAAAGGCTCTCTCGTGGCTTATGGCAGGCGATTTATCCAAGACCAAGGAATTATGCAATGGAACTCTTGAGGAGGTCGTAGATGCGCTTGCAGCAGGTTTTGACCTTATCGGCATAGCCCCTTTCTTGAAAGCTGTCAGTTTGACGAAGAACGCAAGCCTACTGGCAGCAACACCGAAGTAGTCGGAAATAAGACTCTTTTGGGACAAATAGCGTCATTCATGGATAGCTTGCATCTGACGTATGACGAAGTAGTTAATCAAATTCCTTATCGTAACCTCATTATCATGCAGAAAGACAAACAGCACGAGGCTTTCGGCGACGTGGTGAAGAAAATCAGTGGTAAGGAACTCGCAAAAAGGAGAAGAAAATAGGTATGGCAGAATTAAGATTCCGTGTACAAGCAGACTATGAAAAGGTTCAGCGGTTACGAGATGAGATAACGAAGTTAAAACAGGAGATTAAAGGTGTAGATGCTGTTCAAGACCCTACATCCTTTAATAAGCTGAATAGTAAATTACAACAGACTTCTAAGGAATTAGGGAATGTCACTGGTAAGATTGCCGAAGCATCTGCTGCAATGGAAACAGACTTTAAACAGAAGATATTTGCAGCTTCGCAGGGTGTCAATGACTTTACAGAGAAGATTATTGCACAGAAAGGAGTAGTTAGGGACGTTGCCGCTGATGTTAAGCGGTTGAGCGATGCTTATCGTGAGTCTGTTAAGTCGTCTCCTTTGACATCTGATGCCAAACTTGCAGAGTGGAAAGCAGCCAAAAAGGCTCTTGATGAAGAAAAGGCATCGTTATTTGCTCTCACACAAGAACAGGCAACGGCAAGGCTGTCAGTAAAGAAACTCCGTGACGAATACGCATTGTTACGGCAGGAAGGTGGCGGAACAGCAGAAACCATGAACCTGCTTACTGGTAAGCTCAAGCAGATGAGCGGCATGATTCTTGGCGGCATGGGGTTAAAAGAACTCGCAAGCAGAATTATATCCGTCCGTGCAGAGTTCGAGAGCATGGAAACATCCCTTAAAGTCCTATTGGGAGGTAATGAGGAACGTCTTAGCAATATTATGGGGCAAATTAAAGAATATGCCCTTGCTTCTCCGCTGAACACAAAGGATATGGTCGGTGCGGTACAGATGATGACATCCTTTGGTATCGAGGCTGAGAAGTCTATTGACTACCTAAAGGCTATCGGTGATGTATCAATGGGTGATACAGGGAAGTTCAACTCCCTTGCGCTTGCTTTCTCACAGATGAGTAGTGCAGGAAAGTTGATGGGGCAGGACCTCATGCAAATGGTAAATCAAGGATTCAATCCGCTTGAGGAAATCGCTCGCAAAACGGGTAAATCTATCGGTGAACTTAAAAATGAGATGTCGAAAGGTGCTATCACTTCAAAGATGGTGCAGGATGCATTTATCTCTGCCACAAGTGCAGGTGGTAAGTTCTATGGTATGGCATCAGAGGGCGCAAAGACTCTCAATGGTCAGATTTCCATGCTCCAAGAGTCCTTTGATAACATGTTCAATGAGATAGGCTCTAAGGGTGAGGGAGTTGTTATGAGTGCCGTGCAGGCTGCAACGTACCTTGTCGAGAACTACGAGCAGGTAGGACGTGTTATAGTAGGTCTTGCTACATCGTTTGGAATATATCGGACGGCTGTAGCCTTAGCAACAATGACAACAAATGGATATACTATTGCTGAAACTATTGCCTACACACGTACACTATTGTTAGAGAAAGCTACAAAACTTCTTAACATGACTATGCTCTCCAATCCTTATGTTGCAGCGGCAGCAGCTTTGGCAACCCTTATTGGAGCA